TTTCCTTTGATTTTTTTTTTTGAGTTTTGTTTTTTATTTTTTACTTTAAAATATTCTTAGCATTATTTAAAGGATTATCATGAAAAAGAAGTACAAAGAATATTTCAAACAATTATTTTGCAATAAAAATCTAACTATTCTAGACTATACTGATATTGAATTCGATAAGAATTTGATTGATCCGCAAAAATTAGAGAATAGAAATAAAGCAGATCATGAATTTCGTAGTCCGATAGAGAAATTGAATATAATGATTAATGCTCTTGGTGTTAGTGCTGTTGCTAAGATTTGTGGCGTTAAAAGTCCTGGGTATTTGTGGCAAGTTTGGAGAAGGCATGTGAATATAACTGATGCTATGGAATTTAAGATTAAAATAGGATATGAAAAGTATTTGGCTAAAAAATATTTTTATCAGCAATTAGGAATTCAATATGACAGGAAAACAAGGAAGAGGGAAGAAGAGATCCTCAAAGAAGCACGGAAGAAGATCTGAAGTCCAACGTGAACGTGATCTTGCTATCATTAGTGAGTTGTATCTTAAAGGATATAGTTATTATCATATTGGACAAATGCTGAAAGAATTCACTAAAGATGGTGATAAAGACGGATACACACTAAGTCCTATTACTGTTTCTGCAGACATGAAAGAAGTTATCGAAAGATGGCGTCAAGCTGCTCTCATGAATATTCAAGAGCAAAGATTACGAGAGCTAGAAAAAATTAATGCAATTGAACATCAATATTTTTTAGCTTGGGAGCGCAGTTTGGAATTAAGGACAAAAAAAGAAACACGTTCTGCTCTTCGTGGTACTGGTGAAATGCAAACTACAATTGATGATAATGGAGAAGTGTTAGAAACTGAAAGAATGGCATTAATACCAATTGAAGAGAAGAGCGCAGAATATGAACCTATTGGTGATCCTAGATTTTTAGATGGCATCATGAAATGTATTGATCGCAGATGTAAGCTGCTTGGATTGGATATAGATAGCAGAATGAAAGATAATAAGGAGGAAGATGACGAGCGTAACATTAGCAGAATTGAGCTCTTTAACAGACTTCGAAAAGTATTGGGAGGCACTGAGCAAGATAGAGCAGAGAAATTTATCCCAGCTCCTTCTGAGTAATTCTGCTTTTAAAACTACATATTATGATGATCCTGCGGCATTCATTTCTGATTGTTTTAGCTGGCGTGATGATGAAGGACCAACTTTATATCAGCAAGAAATACTTTCTAATATTCCTATCAAAAAAAGAGTTTGTGTGCGTTCTCCTCATGGAGTTGGCAAAACTGCATTAGCTGCTCAAACAGTTTTATGGTTTGCTTTAACACGTGATGAAGAAGATTGGAAAATACCAACTACAGCTTCAGCATGGCGTCAATTGAGTAAATTTTTATGGCCAGAAATTCATAAATGGGCAAGAAAATTGATTTGGTCTAAAATAGGACGATCTTCATTTAGCAGCATTACAGAATTATTAACTCTTAATTTAAGATTACAAACTGGTGAAAGCTTTGCTGTTGCTAGTGATGTTCCTGAGTTAATTGAAGGAGCACATGCGGATAAATTGTTATATGTTTTTGATGAAGCAAAAGTAATACCTGAAAAAACTTGGGATGCTGCGGAAGGAGCATTTTCAGGAGCAGGAAAAGAAACTAAAGTTGAGGCATTTGCATTAGCTATTTCAACTCCTGGGGAGCCATTAGGAAGATTTTATGATATTCAGACTAGAAAGCCTGGATATGAAGATTGGTGGGTGAGACATGTAAGAAAAGAAGAGGCTATTCAACAAAAACGCATAAGTCAAGAATGGGTTGAACAAAGAAAATTACAATGGGGAGAAAAAAGCTCTATTTATATTAATAGAGTTGAAGGTGAATTTGCTAGTGCTGATGAAGATGGAGTTATTCCTTTGGCATGGGTTGAAAAAGCTGTTTTCCGTTATCAAGAATTGCTAGATTCTAATCAATTTGTTAATATTAAATATGATAATATTGGCGTTGATGTTGCCAGAATGGGAGCGGACAAAACAGTTATGGCTCTGAAAATTAAGGGTAAATTTTGGATTCATGAATTGCGTAAAACTGTTAAAGAAGATACTATGCAAACAACAGGCAGAGTTTCTGCTTTGCTTAGAAAACACAAATGCCAAGCAAATATTGATGTCATAGGCATTGGTGCTGGCGTTTATGATAGATTGAAAGAATTGAAATTTAAAGTTTTTGCTTTCAATGCTGCTGAAAAATCAAGAGCTAAAGATCAATCAAAAGAATTTGAGTTTGTGAATAAAAGAGCTGAAGGATGGTGGAAATTAAGAGAATTGCTAGATCCTAGTAATAATAATGATGTTGCGTTGCCTGATGATGATAAGCTGATTGGTGATTTAGTTTCTCCGAAATGGACAGTTCAATCAGGAGGAAAAATTAAAATAGAATCAAAAGATGATATTAAAAAACGTATTGAAAGATCTACAGATGATGGTGACGCAGTTGTTATGGCATTTTACGAAAGAAGAAAACCTAATGTGATAGTTTGATTTATTATTTTGATTATTTAATTTATTTTTTTATTTTTAAGCATCACCAGTAAACTATAATACAATGAAAACAATTTACAATTAGTTAGCTGGTATATATGCGTTCTACAACAATTTCTTTTATTCTTCCTCATTGCATGTTTTTCGAATTAATTGATATTAATAATAATATTATATGTAGTTATTGTATAATTATGAATTGAAGGAGACACTTATGTCCTTTATAATTGGTGATGCAATGTTAGTTGTTTGGTTTATTGTATTCATGCTTATTAGCATATATTCTGCTATTTTTGCTGTTAAAACTCCTTATTTAAAAATAAAGCCTACACATTTCACATTAAGAAGTTTGTGGTATTGGGGATGGAGTTTTATTGCCTTGATTATTATCGTTGTTGTTAGTAGTTTTGTTTTTCAATTATCACTTGTTTTACTGAGGTATTCTGGTGGGATTCATTACTGATATACAAAAAGCACATGGTATAATTTCAGAGCCGAAAGCTTTGAATAAAGAACGGATTCAGCAATTAATCACTGCTAGTGGTTATGGTGCTGGAGTTATTGGAGAGGACGAATATGTAGATCAGCAAAAGCTTTCTAGATATTATGAAAAAATATCATGGGTGTATCGTTGTGTTTATTTGATTGCATCTAATTTATCAAGATTGCCAATAAAAGTTGTGAGATATTTAAAAAATGGTGATGAAAAAGATGTATCTGATATGCGGACATTTCGAGTTCTGCAAAAACCTAATGCTTGGCAAAGTAAATTAGATTTTTATACGGAAAGTTATTCAAGATTAGAATTGCAAGGTGAGTTATTTTGGGAATTGCAAATTGGGGACAGAGGAACTATAGAGGCTATGTATGCTGATTGGCGATCTGAAGAAATACAGATTGTTGGTGATCCTGAAGCATATATAGCAAAATATATTCGCTTGATTAATGGAAAAAGAATATCTTTTACACCTGATGAAGTTTTTTATTTGAAATATTTCAATCCTTATAGCACACTGCGTGGCTTGTCGCCTTTGAAACCAATTGCTAATGCGGCAGGATTGAATCTTGAAGCTGTTAATTTCAACAAAGCTTTTTTCAAATCTGGTATGAAGTTGGCTGGTGTTTTAGAGACAGAAGATGAAATTGATGCTTCTGAATCTCGTCGTATAAAAAAGAAATTTACTGAGATGTATGCTGGCACAGAACAGATGCATCAGATTGCTGTAATAACTGGTGGATTGAAATTTACTCCTTTAAATAGTATGACTTTATCTGAAGCTCAATTTACTGATTTGTTAGAAATGTCTAAAGAAGAAATTGCTGCTGGTTATGGTATACCATTAGAAGTTTTGGGTATTGGCAAAGCAACTTATGAAAATGTAAAATATGCTCGTCGTATGTTTTGGACTGAAACACTTCAACCTAAGATGGATAAAGTGTTAGAAATTTTGAATACATTCTATTTGCCTAAGTTGACTAAAGATCATGAGTTTGAAATTAAAACAAGTTATGAAAATGTTGAAGCTTTGAAAGAGGATAAAAGGAATAAAATTGATATTTATGCTATTGGCACAAAAAATAAAGCCATTTCTCCTAATGAGATGCGTGTTGATGTTTTCGGTAAAGATCCTTGGGATGATCCTGTTTATGATGAACCTATAGAAATTGCAAATCCTATTCAACCAGTAGTTGATCCTGATAGTAAAAAAAAAGCCCAGGAATTAATGTTTTAACGCTAAAAACTAAAGAAGAGAGAACTGAATATTGGAAAGCAAGAACAAGACAAGTAGATCCTTATGAAAATAGATTTCGGCGTTATATGTCAACTTATTTTAGCAAACAAAAAAAGGATGTAATTAATAAATTGCCAGATCATTTGAATCCTCAGAAATTTTTGAAAGCAAGTTTGTTAGAATCATCAGAATTGTTTAATATTGATGAATGGGCTGCTAAATTATCTGAAGATGGCAGAGAATATATGATGGCTGTTGTTGCCGAAGCTGGACAACAAATTATTGAAGCTATTGAGACAGGAACTTTTGATCCTTTAACTCCTAATATTCGTAATGTTATTGGCTCAAGAGTGAGAGAGTTTAGTCAGGATATTAATGTAACGACTAAAAAACGATTGCAGCGTTTGCTTAGAGATAGCATAGCAGCTGGTGATGAAATTGAAGTTACTGCAAATAAAATAAGAGAAATGTTTAATCAGTTTAGCAAATGGCGTGCTAATTTAATTGCTAGAACTGAAACTTATTATGCTAGTAATTTTGGCACTCAGGAAGCCATGAGACAAGCGAAAGTACAGCGTAAAATGTGGATAACATCAAGAGATGATAGAGTTAGAGATACCCATCAGATAGATGGACAAGTTGTAGGTGTTGATGAAGATTTCATGTTAGCTGATGGTTCACAGATGCCATGGCCTATGGACTTTAATGAACGATGCATTCACATTCCGACAATAGAACCGAAGACATAATTTAGAAAGATATACAATATCTTAATTGTAATAAAATAGGAATTCAATTAATGAAACATTTTGCTTTATGCAAAACAGATATCAAGGCTAAAAGACCTGAAGGAGTCATAAATTTTATTTTAACTAGTCTTGATGTTGATAGGGATTCAGAAGTTGTAATGCCTATGGGAGTAAAAATTGATAATTTCATTAAAAATCCTGTATTTTTATGGGTACATGATAATTTTGCTCCTCCTATTGGCAAGGTGATTCCAGACACTATCAAGATAACAGCAGATGAAATGAGGGCAGATGTTAAATTTGATTTGCAGGATAAATTTGCTAAACTTATCTATAATAAATACAAAAGTGGTTATTTGAATGCTGGATCTATTCGTTTTTTACCTTTAAAAACTGGCAAGCCAATTTTAGAAGGGCAAAAATGGGATACTTATATTGAATCAGAACTTTTAGAATTTTCAGGTGTGCCGATTCCGTCAAATCCTAATGCTCTTGCGCAAAAGGATTTAGATCAAATTGAAACAGAAGAGGAAAAAAAGTTTGTTGAATTGGTTAAAAAATATCTTGATAATTATTCTGATGGTGATGGCTGGAGAGAAGTATTAAATAAATTTTACAATGATGATGATGATGATGATGATGATGATGATGATGAAGAAGAA